TGTTTAAGTTAACACGATATGATATTCTATATAGTATTATATTGTTGCCTTTGCAATATTGTGTTTTTATAGAGTCTCGAAGTTTTGTTAACTCTAATCTTTTTATCGCTTCTTCTCCTTTGTAAAATTTCTCTATCGTGTAATGAAATACACCATCAAACTCAATACATATATTAAGATCTACTATTTTAAAATCAAATCTTAATTTTCGCATAAATCTACAATCATCAAACATATATTCTCTGATATATTTTATATTATTTTTGTCAAGAATTTTTACAATTAATAATTCACTTTTTGATTTATATCTCTTACATTTTGGGCAACCTGATCCTCTTATATGATCAGACCTTGTTTGTAAAAATTCACCATGTGTAGGTAAAGGACATATAATTGTAGTTTTAGAACTACAAGGTCCGTTAACATCTGATTTACTATAATCATAATAATTATTGTGAATTTCGTTTGAACGTCGGATAAAATCTTCTAATGTTATTTTAGGTGTACCATAACACTTAGGACAACCTTGTTTGTTATCTATATGTCCAATCGCGGATTGATAAAAAATGTGTAAACAATAATTACATTTTATTTCTACTTTAGTTCGATTGTTTATATAATTAGCATTATTATAATTATATTTTTCACCATGCACAATTTTTGCTTCTGAAATAAATTGTTCAAGAGATTTCTTTTTTTGTAAATTTATAGACTCTTTTCTACATTTAGGGCAAGGATGTTTTGATCTACGCAAATGATCAGATATTGATTGACTGAATATATGATTGTGCTTAATACACCTGATTGATATTATTTGATGTTTATTAATATACTCTGTTACTAATGAATAATCAAATTTATTATTATGTTTAGTATATGCATCTTCTAAAAATTCTTCAAGAGTGCGTTTTACAGTTCTTTTACTCATGCATTTAATATATCATTTATAACAAGCTTAATTTTGATATGCTTGATTATTTTATCCATAACAGGTTTTAATGGGGTAGTATACGGTATTCTATATAGTATTATATTGTTGTCTTTACAATACTGGGTTTTTATGTTGTCACGAATCTTAATTAATTCTAACCTTTTTTCTGCTTCTTGAATATTTTCATCTTTGTAATTTTTTATCGGATTATAATGATAGATACCATCGTATTCAATACATATGTTTAAATTATTAATTTTAAAATCGAACGGTAATTTTCTTTTATATTTACAATCATTAAAAACATATTGCGAACTATATGCTATATCGTTATTGTTGAGCATTTTAGATATTCTTTTTTCATTTTTTGAATTTTGTGATGCACATTTTGGACATCCTGCACCACGCATATGTTCTTTTCTAATCTGTTGAAATCTACCATGTCCTAAATGATTACATATAATTGTGGTTTTTGATTTATTAGATCCGTTAACGTCAGATTCTGAATAATCATATTTATTATTGTGTGTAATATTTGAAATTTTTATAAATTCATTTAGCGTTACTTTCTTACTTTTAAAACATTCTGTACATCCACATTTTGATTTTAAAAAAAGTAAAGGAGTGTTATTAACATAGCCATGTATTTCACAGCCTATTGTTATAGGTGTTGTAAAATTTATATATTTTATTTTTGTTAAATCATGATTAACACCAAATTTTTCAATAAATATTTTTTTAAAAATTTCCTCTGTGTATGCTACACCACCGTTACATGTAGGACATCCACTTTCATTATTTATATGCTCACTTGGAGTTTGATAAAAGACATGTCCATTTTTGCAATGTATTTCTAATTTTGTGCTATTGTTGATATAAATAGAATTATTATAAATATATTTATCACCATGCACTTCTTTTGCGTCAAATATAAATTGTGTAATAGATTTTCTAAATTTTATTTCTAAAAATTCTTTTACACACTTGTTACAAGCATGTTTAGTCTTATCCCGCAAATGAATGTGTATTGATTGCTCAAACCAATGATTATGTTTAATACATCTAATTTGTATTATTTGATATTGATTAATATATTTAATTACTTTAGAATAATCAAATTTATTTCCAAATTTTTCATATGCATCTTCGAAGAATTCTACTAAAGTACGTCTTTTTGATAGTCTTTTCATAACTCTATATATAATAAACAACACCTTCCCTCTTGGTAATCAGCCTCATATTCTACGTAGTAATTTATTAATATTAGCTTAATATATAGACAAAACAACTCAGCATTTATTATATGAAACCACTTAACCATTTAAACGGCCAAATATCAGACGAATTAAAGAATCAATTAGAGTTAATTTTTAAGAATACAAATATTGATGAGGAAAAACAATTAAATCTTGTCGCGCTGATTAATAAAGTGTATAATTCTGCTAATACTAAGAGAGAGTACTATTCGTATAAAAAGTAACTAAAAAACAACCAATTGTTAGTTTTTTTATTTAATATATAAACAAAAAAGAATCAATACACATGCCTAATACAAATCCCTCAAAATACAGCAGACCCGGTATATTTGTTGAAGAGTTTGATAACTCTGTGATAACTACACCGCAAGTCATCGGAACAACACCATTGGTGATAGGCTTTTCGCGCAAAGGGCCAGTAAATACACCTATTCTGCTTCAAAATCAAAATGATTTGACAAATGTATTTGGTATTTTAGATAGAAATCTTGAAAGAAAAGGTAGTTTTTTTCACAGAACAGTATCTAAAATGCTTGAAACAAATAATTGTTTTGCAATAAATCTGTTAGAAACTGATCCTGTGTTGGATCAAATACAATACATTGGTATGTCTACTGCTGCTCAGTATGATAATGATATTATACGTACTAATTCATATTCGAAGTTCTTTGATACTACTGGTTTTTGGAAACGCGATACTCTTTCTTTTTTAAATATTGTAAAAAATGACCCTAATGCATCACAACGAGTGCTTAACTTTACTAATATGTCAGGTAGTAATATTACTATTTTTACATTCAAGACTGTACTTACTACGTTTGATCAACCTCTTAGTAATTATTATGTTCAGCCTTCAACACCTCCTAGTTACACAAATCCAACAGATTATGCGTCAGATTATATGATTGACATTCTTGTTATACAAGGAAATTGGACTAATTATCAGAATCTTTCTGTTGATGCTAAGTATGGAACATATTTTGACGTAACAGGTTTGCGCAAGACACAGGTTCAAAATTTTTTAAATGATCGTTCAGTTAATGTCCTTAAATATTACCAAGGACTTTCTTTAATTCCTTTTTTCCGTGATTCAAATAACACTAATATTTTCGTAGAAACCGTTGTGAATAGAGATACCGATTTAACCGGATTATTCTGTGCGTTTAATGCTGAACTTCTTGAAACAGACTATCCAAATGGATTAATCGATTTAATAGGTAATTCTCTTATAAATGATGAAGATAATATCACAAATATTGATTTTCTTTCCTATAATGATACCATAATAGAAAGTCTCTCTTATCCTCAGGTTCTTTTAGACACACCAGGTAACGTAATTTCCATGGGTGTTAGTGGATCGAACAATTTATTCCGTCTGTCAGCATCCGGTTCAACAACAAGAACTGCATATTTTGCAGAAGGGTTTGTTTCGGGTGTTATTAGTTCTGGTACAAGTTCGACATATCTTAATGTAAGTATCCCAGGACCTTCTTTTTCATCAGTTATAGTTGGCAGTTATGGGGCAACTAGTTCAATATTAGGAGTGACTATTTCCGTTGCGGCTGGTGCATATTCTGTTGTAGGCGGTGCTGAAATAGACACTGTTCAAGGAACTTATTCTATGACATTTTCAGCTGCTAATTATATTGTAGCTTCTGGCACATCTTCTAGCTTTATGTCTGTATTTACATTAAATACATCAGGACAAATTGTGCGTGCTGATAATTTATCTAACAATACCAATTTAAGTGTTAATGCCACAGATATCGTACTTGGTTATGCCAATGTATCGATATTTAATAACTCAGTTGATAATATTAACTATTTCACACAATTTAATTATACACCAGTGACAGTTAATGCTGCTGGATTTATTGAATTAAAACAAGGTTCAACACTTGATTATACAATGTCAGGAAATGCTAGTACAGGAGTTGTAACATTTACATTTAATAATACAAACGTAGTACCTGATACTAGCCAATATGTAGTAAATCGTCGTATTAAAGAATTTAATTATATAAGTAACTTCTTGACTAGTCCTAATGTGGCTGAAATGGTCGTTATTGATGATATTGGATCTAAACATTCGTTAGCTGGTATGTCAGTGACAAATGTTGTTACATCAACATCACTTAATAAATCTTTCACACTTAATACTAATATTTTAGCAGGCATTACTAATTTAGTAAACGGTAATTTGCTTCTTTATATTGTAGACAATGAATTCATCATGGATGCTACATCTTTGATTACTAAAAATACATTGTATAATAACACCACTCCTGGTATTGTTGCTAGATATTCTCAATTTTATACGGATTTTGTTGCTGGTAATATTAATACAGGTGATTTTTTCTATGAGAATTTATTATCTAAATCTTATAATGTATTGTTTGAAGATATTTCTGGACAATCTTATATTATATTCTCTGGACAAGTAACTGCACCAACAACATTTGTGACTAATTCTAAAATAATTTTACCTAGTGCAGTCACTAATACTGGTACATTTACAATTGAAGACCCTAATAACTATGCTGCTCCTTTAGGTTTAACAGGAAGTTTCGCTTACAAAATTGCTGAAGCAGTTACAACAGAAACTGTATTAGATGCGGCATATCTTTATAACGCTCTTAATAAGCATTATTTAGAAATGTACTTAGATAGTAATTTGAATTTGACAGTTGATTTTATGGATTCATTGATTCAAACTCCTAATCCTATTGTTAATTTAGCTAATAACACAACTATTTTTGTTTCTTCTCAAAAATCAAATTACCGTGAGACAGTTGAAATCGCTCAACCTACTACTTATGTACAAACACCAAATAAAGTTCTTGTCAACGGTGCTCGTTATACACAAGTTAAAATAGGTGATTTCTTAGAAGCGTATGTAGATCCTACAACAGTAGTAGCTGGTGAGATACCTAAACATCTTACACGTATTCTATCTAAGAAAGTTTGGTCAGGAGATACAACATTAGTTGAAATAACTTGTGATGCTACCGTTAAATTGTATAATTATAATGGTGATTTACAGACTTACAGATTTACAGATATTGGTGACTATATAAATACTTATAAAGGGGTAACCTTGGCTGGTTTTAGGATTCGTCAAGCATCTATCCCTGACGGTACAGAGACACGTCAAGCATCAATTCTGAGTTTGTTGGATATCGGAACACCTTTATTTAATGCTATCACAGATAAGGAAAATATTACTTTCCGATATTTGGTAGATTCATTTGGTTTAGGTCTTACTGAGTTTTCTAAACAGCAGTTAGCAGATATTTGCGGAACTCGTCTTGATTGCTTTGGTTTCTTAAATATGCCATCTATGCGTTCTTTTAGAGAATCTACGTCACCTTCATTTGTTGATGCTAATGGAGTGCTCAGTACTGCGTTCATTGCAGTAGGAGGAGATCCTAGCTCATCGCCTGCGTTCTTATATAGCTTCGCACAAGGTATAGGTGATACTAGCGTTGGTTATTTTGCACCATATGTAACAACTAATGATAACGGAACTCCTGTATCAGTACCTCCAGCAATGTTTGTCGCAAATGCTTACTTACGTAAGTTTAATACAACACAAACAAATATTTTTCCATGGACAATTGTTGCAGGTATAACAAATGGTCGTTTAACTGGCATAACTTCTCTTGAAATGTCTTTCAACAATCAAGATATTATAAATTTAAATACTATGAAGGCAAATCCATTAGTATTTAAGCGTAATCGTGGATATGTTATAGAAACAGAAAATACAGCACAAACACTGTTTACTTCTTCTCTATCTTTCATTCACTCACGTGAAGTTCTTATTGAACTTGAATATCAGTTGTCACAAATGTTGTTAGAATTTCAATGGAAATTCAACACACCTGATGTACGTGCTGAAATTAAATTCCGTGCTGATAATATTACAGCACAGTTTATTAATCAGCAAGCATTATACAATGCTTTCAATAAATGTGATGCTGAAAATAATACACAGGCTATTATTGATCAACAGGCGGGTGTTTTAGATACGTATGTAGAAATTGTGAAGGGAATGGGAATTATTGTTAACAATATCACTATCTTACGTACTAATACAATTAATTCATCTGGTTTCCAGCCGCTTTAATTTAATATTAAAATTAAAAAGCCACCAAAATAAATTGGTGGCTTTTTTGTTTAGCAGTAACATTAGATAGATAATATATCGTTTATCATTAATTTAATCTTAATGTGCTTAATGATTTTATTCATAATAGGCTTTAAAGGAACGAAATAAGGTATCCTATAAAGAATTATATTGTTGGTTTTACAGTATTCTGTTTTTATTTTATCACGGAGTTGAGTTAATTGAAGCATTTCCTTTCTTTTTTCTTCGTTTGTGTAAAATCGTTCAACTGTATAATGAAAAATGCCATCAAATTCAATACATAAGTTAATATTATCTAATTTAAAGTCAAATGGCAATTTTCTTTTATGTTTACATTTATCAAAAACATATTGTGTGCTATATTTTATCTCATTTTCGTTGAGCATTTTGGCTATATTCATTTCGCCTTTAGAATTTTGCGAAGCACATTTTGGACATCCTGCACCACGCATATGTTCTTTTCTACTTTGCGGAAAATCACCATGTCCTAATTTAGAACATGTGATAATAGTTTTTGAATTTATATCACCGTTAACGTCAGATTCTGGATAATCATAACGATTATCATGTATATCATTTGATCTTTTTATAAAATCTTCAAGTGTCATTTTAATATTTTTAAAGCATTCAGTACAACCGTTTTTAGAATTTAAAAAATAACGCGGTTCATTGGTAACAAATCCACAATTTATACAACCAATAATTATTGGAGTAAACATGTCTACAAAATTAACTTTAGATAAATCAAAAGTATTACCAAATTTTTCAATAAATCTTCTATTAAAATTTTCTTTGGTATATTCTAATTTGCCATTACATTCTGGACAACCTGTGCCAGTATCTGGTCGTAAGTGATCATTTGGTCTTTGATAAAAAATATGGCCTTTCCAGCAGTGTATTTCTATTTTCGTAGAATCATTTATATAATTAACATTATCATAAATATATAAATCACCGTGCACCATTTTAGCATCTATTACAAATTGTGCGAATGGTTTCCTAGTTTTTAGGCTAATAAACTCTTTTCTACATAAAGGACAAGCATGTTTTGATTTTTTTAAGTGTACTTCTATTGATTGGTTAAACCAATGATTATGTTTAATACAACGAATACATATAATCTGACTTCTATTTTTATATTCTGTTACTTTGTTATAATCAAATTTATCGTTATATTTTTCGTAAGCATCTTCTAAAAATTCACTTAATGTCCTTCTAACACTTTTTCTTTTCATATTTATTATATATTGAAATCAGACATTTGTTTAATATATAGCATTATGTCTAAAAAACTTATATTAGAAGAATTTATTAAAAATGCTCGTGCTGTACACGGTGATTTATATGTTTATGATAATTCAAATTATATAGTACTGTAAATATATACAAAATATTCGAAATAATCTATTTTATGATAATAATATATAGTATTAAGATGCAATTAACTGAGAGACACATAGTACGAAATAATGATGTGATGAAAGATTTATGCAATAAATCTGCTATGTTATATAATTTTTGTTTATATCATATGAGGCAGGTTTGCTTTGGTAAACTAGAGAAATTTTCTGAATTTGAGTTAAGTAATTTATTATGTGAGTTTAAACAAGAAGATTTTGTAGCATTGCCCGCACCAACTTCTCAACAAGTCATTAAATTAATGTTCAAAAATTGGAAAGCTTATTGGGCTGCTATGCGGGAATACAAAAAATGTCCAAGTAAGTTTAATGGTAAACCTAAAATTCCAAACTATATTAAAGACAGTAAGACAAAGAATAAACTTAATGTTGTAGTTTTTACGAATCAACAAATAAGAATTAAAGATAACTATATACATTTTCCTAAAAAGACAGGATTAAAACCAATAAAAACGAAAGTTAAAACAGCAGATCAAGTACGAATTGTACCACAATCTGGTGGATTTATAGTAGAAGTTGTTTATACACAACAACCTATCACTCTACCTAAATTAGTACCAGAGAATAAAATGAGTATTGATCTTGGAGTAAATAATCTGGCTACTTGTACAACAAATATCGAACATCCTTTCATTATTGATGGTAAAGAACTTAAGTCAATAAACCAGTATTACAATAAAGAAAAGGCTCGACTACAAAGTTACATTAGTGATAAAGGAACTTCTAAAAAACTCACTAATCTAACACACAAAAGGAACAACAAAGTAGAAAACTATATACATCAAGCAAGTAGAATTATAATAGATTATTGTATTAAGTATAAAATAAGTGAAATAGTAATAGGTAAGAATGTAGGTTGGAAGGACGGTATCAGTATCGGTAAAGTTAATAATCAAAAGTTTACTAGTATACCACATGCCAAATTTATTGAAAAAATAGCCTATAAAGCTGAACTGATAGGTATTAAAGTTACAGTTCATGAAAAATCTTATACATCGAAAGTTGACCATTTAGCTTTCGAAGAAATGAAACATCACGAAAAATACCTCGGGAAACGAGTGTTTCGTGGATTGTTTCAGAGTAGTATAGGTAAGTTACTAAATGCTGATGTTAATGGAGCAATCGGTATTGGCAGAAAAGTATTCGGGGATTCGTTCGTAAGTTCGATACTCGATAGAGGGTTGGCGTTCAACCCAGTTAGAGTTAATGTAAAATCAGCTTTCTGTACATTAAATCTACAAAAATCTACACAACTTAAACAGGTTGTTCAAAATTAATAACGTGATAGACAGTATAAATTTGACGATTGTGCATATAAACGGAAGTTAAAATTTGATTTTAAAATTATAGGAGTTAATATATGCATTGAATTTGATGGTATTTTACATTATAAACCAAAAAGACTTAAAGACAAAGAGGAAGCTTTAAAAAGATTAGAATTAACTAAAATTCGTGACAAAATAAAAACAGAATATTGTCGAGCTAATAATATTATCTTATATCGAATTCCATATTTTATGCCATTAAAAATAGAAGTAGGTAGAATAATAAAGCATATTAAAATCAAACTTGCTATAACTGATATATTATCTTAATAATAGTAATTTTTCGACTTTTGTTCAGCAAAAATCCATATTTAGTCATTAATATATAAGAACAAGGGAAAGTTCCCTATATAATATATAATAAAAAGAAAACAATAACGATGCCACTACCACATTTTACGCAGTTGCGATCTACGAATACAAACTTCGAACCAGTATATCCTAGTTTATTTGAGATCACGTTCATTTTGCCTGCAATCTTACAGGCACAAGGTCGTGATCCAATTATGATGTTGGAGAACGCTACCAATATTGATTTTCCAGTAACACCAGATATCACTGCAGTTAGTCAACGTTTTAAGTATACAACTCGTGTGTATTTAACACCGCCAGAAAAAACTGACACTGAATTTTCCATTAAGTTTAACTTAAATGTGAATGAATCAGGATCTATTTTTGTTTGGAATACGTTAAAGGCATGGTATGATCTAGTATGGAATTCTCAGAATGGGTCAGTTTCTTATAAGAGGGACATTATAGGAACAATAATCGCTAACCAGCATGATAAGAAAGGATTTGTAATAAGACGCGTAACTTATCAAAATGTCCAAATCAATAAACTTGCTCAATTTTCTCTTGATTGGACAAAAAATACAGAAATAATGGAACCAATTGAATCAGGATTTGTATCCGACTACTGGATTGATGAGTACATTGATAACAGTTTCCAATTTAATCCACCAAGTATCTATTAATAAATATTTTAAATTAAGGAAGACGGCTATTGGCCGTCTTTTTTATTTCTTGCATAAACGTAATAAACCATATAATATAATTCATTTCTACTATGGTGTCTTGTTTATAATTAATTCTAAATAATGTAATATTATTTTCCATACAGTAATCATTCTTTATTATATCATGTGCCTTAATCAATTTGAGGGCTTCTTCACCACCGAAAGTACTAAATGCTCTGGTGTGCTGTTCGCCATCATATTCTATTATAATATCTAAATTAGAGATTTTAAAATCAAACGGTAAAGTATTTTTATCTTTACAATCACAGTAACGAAAATTGTATATAGAAGAAATATCATTATTTTTTAATATGGAATTAATTAAACTTTCGTTGTAAGACATATTACAATAAGGACATCCCTGTTTACCACTAACATGTTTATGTGGTGTTAACCAAAATGAACCATGTGTATTACAGATTATTTCTAATGGTTTTTCGCAATCAACATATATAGATCTAGCATAATCATACAAATCAAACCAAACTTTGTTAGCTTTGTATATGAAAATATCTTTGTCTAATTTTCTACCGCCTGCGTAGCCATTTTCTACTGCACATTTGGCGCAGGGGCAAACAGTAACTAAATGCACATTTGGTATTTGTGTGATAGTAATATCATGTATTATGCATCTAAATAATATATTAGTAGTAGCATTTATATATTTGGTTAATGTGTAATCATAATTTTCATGTCCTTCGATATTTTTAGCTTGTTCTACAAAATATTTAGTATCCATATTCATAGGATAACCATATTTTTCAATAAAACACATTTCACAACCAACGTGTCCCTTTGAATGACTCAACGAAGCTTGTGAAAATAATATATTATGTTTTAAACATAATATGCTAATTTTAGCACTAGCACTTTTGTAATAAAAATTTGGATAACTAAATAAATTTAGTATATTTAATCCCCACGCACTAACAAATCTTTCTAGTATTTCGTGCTTTTTTAATGGTACTGCCATACCACTATATATTAATATATATCAGACTCAATTTTTATAATAACTTATTGTTATTAAACTATATATAACAAAAAAACACCCATATTCTAGGTGCTTTTCAATTCATTTAACGGCATTATTCTAAGTTTTTATATATCGGATAAGTGATCATATATAATAAAGCAAATGGACCATACAGGAGACTAATAAGGTACTTTACGATGGTCTTATCTGTAATCCATTCATATTTCCAGAAAAATAACTGGTACAGTATAGCAATTTCGCCCCACTCTAACCAATTAGCATATCCTTTAGACCATGAATAATCAGTCAATAGTATTGTAGCAGCTAATATAAGCATCCAAACAATCTGTTTCTTTTTCTTCATTTTATTACACTATAAAGTGGCGCACTTTGTGCGCGAAGACATTTCGAGTATTGGTAAGAATGAGAAGTTTGTTTCAAAGGAAGGAAATCGTAAGGTTAGAAATGTATGGCATCGCGAAATAACAAATTGGCAGATTGAAAAACGATGTACAGAACTTGGTATTGAATTAATAGAAGTAAATCCAGCATATACTTCGTTTATAGGTAATGTGCTTCATGAAAACTTTGATGCTACGAATGCTGCGGTAGAGATCTGCAGGCGCGGTATGTTTAAATTTGATAAAGATAGTAAGCTGTTTTACCCAGCAGTTATAGGTACAATCTCAGACACTATGAGTAAGTTTGCTGCACGTTCAAACGTTCAGCTTAAACCGAGAGATGTTCAAAAGATTAAAGACTGTAGCACATGGCCGGGACTTTTTAAAATGGCAAAAAACAACGGACTCAGATGGCGTTGGGGTTGGGAGGATCTTGCAAAAGTTCCACCAGTTTTTAGCATGGATACCACGAAAAGTAAAGTTAAGATCGTCAAGTTTACTTGATAATTATTTACTGTTTCGTCCTATTCGTGTATCTGAGAGATTAAGCTCTGAAAATTTTCGATAATTTTTATAAATGTCAAAAGCTGGTTGCTTTTTGAAAATATCTCTCAGGGCATTGCTAATTTTATTAATCATTTCAATATATCATTTATAGTATCGCTACGCATTGATTTGATTTCATTGGATGGAATGAATATGTTGCTTCTTTTATATCCATTAGCTTCTGTATAATCATAACAGGCTTGCCAACCTATGTCCGATATATTATAATCATCGTCTTCACCAAACCTAAATATTACGCCTAAAGGAGCATTTGAATCTTTATAAAAAGTTTCCCACAATATTTCAATCAAATCGCTATCTTGTTTTAAGCAATAAGTACCAGTTTTTGACGAATAGTGGACAAATAATTTTTCAAATTCTTTTAGTGTCATTTTAGTAATTCATTAATTAATAATTTTCTGTGTTCCTTCTTAAAATTATAAACTACATGGACATAATTTGCGTCTTTATTATATTGAACCACTTTAAGATTATTCTTGGTGACCCATATATCTAATACTTCATTACTATTTGGACATATTATATTACGAAATATAGGTGATAGTTTATCTTTTAAACATTTTATCGAAACATTAGTGAAATAACGTTCGTCACCAGTAAAATAATGTCCATGGTCGATTACTACATCTTTTACCGGAATAAGTGGATACAATTCTAATTGTTCAAATATTATTTTTTTATATTCTTCTTCTTTCATTTTAATATCTGTTCGATTACTGATTTTCTTTTTTCTTTTAAAAAATTATAAATATAACTCATTTTAGGGACATCACCTACATATATCAGCAAAGTAATTTCATCGTCGTTAAGGTATACTTTACACCTCATATCATACTGCAAAAGTTCTTTGTTAATTTTTTGTGATAAAAGTAAGTTTAAAACTTTGCTATCTAAGAACACAAAATAATTGAAGCTTATAGAATTGTCTATTAGAAACTTTTCTATAATATCTTTATAATCTTTTTCGCGCATGTGTTATGAATTTATACGTTATGAGTTTAATATGCTGTCAATAGTTTCTAAACGATTTTTTTGAATTAATTCAAGTGGGAAAAAATACGAATATGAATCCGGGTGATATTCGCTACCCTGAAAGCAAACATTCCAATTCTTCTCTATTATTCTATTTTGTCCAAACCTAAATACTAACCCAACAGCACCTTTGGTTTCATAAAAATACTCATACATTTTGCGTCCAAGATATGGATCAGACGACTCATCATATAATACATCGTGTTCCTTTGTCCAATGTGTTAAAACTGCCAAAAATTGTTGATATGTCATTAGAATTTATTTATAGTAAGAAACTTTCTTCAACGGTATGACAGGATTGCCCTTATGTTCGCACGGATTCCGGTATACCTTAGCAAGTTTTTCTACATCATCAGTTATATTATCCGCAGGATTAATAAAAAATCCTTGATCATAGACCTTCACACCATATGCTGTCATAAGTTCTCTACGAAGAATGTTTAGTTTGTCATAATCAATTTCTTCAACAATCTCTTTTGTTTTATCAGGCGCATACTCACCCATAGTATTAAAACTTGAAGGCATTGTATATAAAACTTTCTGATAAGAATTTGTTTTGCAAATTTTTTCTTTAGTTGCTATAACAAAATTTTTAATATCTACGAATGTTTTAGTGAGGAGAACTTTTGGTACCCAACATTCAAACCAAAGTTGTTTATGCTTTTTGGTAAAATGATTTGTCGATTCCCAATACGGTACTTTAACAAAAACAGCTTTTTCTGTTTCTTTCAAAATATCGTAATTGAATTCCTTACTTTCCATGATAGTTATTTATAATACAAAGGTACAAATAATATATGATATACGCAAAATGATAGTAGATTGTTAGTTATTATATTAAAATTTAATATAAATAATTACTTTTTAATATATTTATCACCTTCTTTAATATAACCAAAATGGTCAGACCAATATACCATGCCTTTTCTGCTAATACCACCTCTCAGAAAAGTGTAAATTTGTCTATGTGTAGGAAATGTATCGAGTTTATTTATTAATAACTGCAATTCCCATTCTACGTTTAAATCATCTTTATAATAATCACCCGGATTACTTTGACTAGGCAAATTTAAATAATCTGCTATTCGTTGTGTAGAAAAATTATTCTCTCGTAAATAATAAAAATATTTTGTGAATCCAGCTTCGGACAGTTCTGCCTCAGATGGTGTTATTCTTAACTGTCTATCATCACAATAATTTTTTATATCTTTTAGCCAATTTTCTTCTGTCTGATTATAAAAATCTCTTATTTTATTTATATCTGGGCAGAAATTATCATGTTTAATATTAAACGTTGTCATCAATTTTGTTAATACATTATTAATATATTCAACAGATTTACGCTCTATATCTTTACGCTCTATTGACATTAATATTTTATTACTGTTTAAATACATTTTTTCTTTCATTTTACGTTTACTATCATAATTTTTATATCCCATCATCCCCCATACTTCAACATATACATTATTACCATAAATATCTTTAAGTAAAAAATCATATCGATGATCAGAATCGTTCCAAATTAAATCATTATATTTATATCCGATACCATTAATAAATGAATAATTGGAAAATATTGCTTCATATGTGCTTTCGACAATTTCATTATCAAGTGTTTTGTATTGTCTTTTTAATGGAGGTATTTTGCCCAGCAATTTATACAATTTTTTCCAGCCACCTATCATTGCTATACCTCTTTGTAATCCCAATACAGTTTTAGTTTCTGTTAGTGTTGGTACGTTACCGTCAAAATATTTAATACACATTTGTTTTACAGTTTCTTCATTCCATTCATTAACATCTTGATTGCCAAACTTACGAGTATCTATTACCTTAAATCCTAATTTTGCAGCAACTGCTTTCATGCCACCAAATTTTCTTTTAATAATTTCATACAATAAAGTACCTTCTTCTGAGGAAACCAATTCATCGTAAGTCATCATTACTTTAGATTTATCACAATGTAATTTTAAGTACTTTGAGATTTTTATCCAGCTATCGTCCAATATTTTAGAATTTAATGCCCAATATAAATTACTCAACGCTAAATTAGATATATTACCATCGCAATAAACGAGTTCCTTACCATCATTTGGTTTAGGTAAAAAATGACTAATCATTAATGATTCAACTGTTGGTTCATGTTTACTATATCTTGATTTGAATAATCTAACTGATGGATATATAATTACCCGATTCCTTTTATGTTTAATATATTTATATTCCATAATTCTTTCTTTAGTAAACGGACCTTTTCTACGATAGTTTTCAAAAAACTTAACGTATTTGACTCTTCCTAAATTTGATATTTGATAACGGCCATTATAACCTTCAATATCTTTCCATATTTCTTTTTCCATACTAGTATATATAAAATTACAAAAGTGTAAAAATCAATTATATACTATATATAAAATGATATAAAAGCATCAAGGGAGAGAAGTGGTTATTATATATAATGACATGACACCTACAAACGTATATAACAACAATGAATCTCCTGAGCAACAAAAAGGAGAGCAATCAAAAAAATCAGAAGCTGATTATCTTAAGCAATATTTAGCTGACACAGATACTAATAAAGTAACAAATACTGGTAAGCCTAGTATGGTATTCAATGATAAACCTAAAGAAGCATCACGCACAACCGATTTGCAATATTTCGCATTCGACTGTAATTTGCTGCCACTTGGACAATTATATCCAAACGGTGTTGTTATGATGGTACGTGCTGCACAAGTTGTGGAAATTCAAGCATTCTCAACTCTTGATGATACAAATTATTTTGATATGATTGAGAAGATGAATGAAATGTTGAGTTCATGCGTGCGAGTTAAGTATCCAAATGGTGAGATGAAACCTTTCACTCACGTATTGGATGGGGATCGGCTTTGGCTGATTCTTCTAATTCGTGAGTTAACCTTCCAAGCAGGAAACAGTCTTAGTGTGACCAAAACTTGCTCTTGTAGTAATGAATTACACATTGAATTAAAACGTGATAATTTTGTTTATCACAAAACAGATCCTGAAATCTTACCATATTTCGATGCACAGAAAAAGAAATTTGTATTCAAAACTATAAATGATAAAGTCTTCGAAATCGCCCCGCCGTCCATCGGACTGCAGAAAAGTTTCACAGCTTTTATCATAAAAGAATTTAATGATAAAAAAACACCTAAGATGAGTTTCTTAAAAATTCTTCCTTTCCTAATGTCCGATAAATATGATGCTTCTTATGAAGAAATAAAAGCTAAACTTGTTGAATTTGAAAAGATGGACGATGTCTCATTTCAGTTTGTCAATGCTGCTGTTGATAAAATGAAATTCGGAATTTCTGAACTTAAAAAACAATGCACGTGTGGTCTGGAGGTCCGCACCGAGATGATCTTTCCCGGAGGTTCGTCAGCTCTGTTCGTTGTTCATGATGCCTTTTCAAAATATATTAAAAAATAAACTTCAACTTTTTAAACAAATTCATATTTCGGAAAGTGATGTTAATGAGTGGCCATTCTACGTCCTAGAAGAAAACATAAAATTGATCAATGAAATGAATGAAGAGGAAAATAAGGAAAGAAAAAAACAAGAAGATAATCAGAAAACCAGTATGCCTAATTTTAACCCATCTTCTTACACAAAAGGTTTAAATGGTATAGGTAATAAATTTAAAAGATAATTTCTTTTATTTTATAATTTCGGTAAAGTTTTTCTGGATATAAAATTAATACTTCACCGCTTGTATATCTAAACACAACAGGTAGTATGGCTCAAAAAACATATTATTATCACACCAAGGAACATGTGTTGCTAAAATTTTTTTATTCTTAATTTTTATATACATTTCTTTTTTACGATCATCCAATGCTAAATAATGCATTTCATTAACAATTACTGCTGGATTATAGTCAATGTCCAATTCATTTAGATATGTAAATACTGCCTGTGTATGATTACTCATTGGTTTGTAGTAATCAGGATGTCTGTTATTCATATAATATCCTCAATTAACAGTTCCTCAATTAACAATTTACGTTTAATCATTCGAACATTAAACCAATATTTACACTTTACATTTACATGCTGCTTATCATATACTGTTATGATAGCTGTTGTTCTATGTGTTAAATATCTATTATTATTAACATGTGTGGTTATAATGACATATCCATCTGACATATGTAGAGTATTTTTTACGATCTGATCGATACAATTGTCTTCTTCTATTATTTGATTATCTTTAAAAAATTTAATAACAAATTCTTTCATCCTAATAATTCTTTAAGCATCAAATATCGTTTAGCAAATTCTACGTTGTA